ACCCTCGCAGAAGAGGAAAAAGAGGTTTGTTTGCAAGGGTATCCTCATCAAGCAGCGGAAAAGCTGGGAGTTTCCATCTCAACTGCTAGACGACGTAGAAGAGAGCTACTGAAAATGGATTATCGGCATTTTGACGCACGGACTTCAGTGCCATTACCGCCATCTACACCAACTAAATCGCTGATAAATTTTGTTAGTTTGAATGATGCTAAACAACCCGTAGAACCAACATGGACTCCTGATAACGACAGGCTTTTAATTAAGCAAATTAGCAATAATTCCATTGATAAAGTCGCTGAATTATTTGGACAACCTAAAGAGCAAATCGAGGAAAGATTACACCATGTTTTGAAGGAAGAAAAAAACAAGATTGGGATTAATGAAATTTTGTCACAATTTCAAGGAATGACCACCGGACAAATTCACCAGATGAAACTTATTTATTCCTACAACCCTAAATCGGCTGTGAGATATTGCGAAGTAATCAGAGAATATACAAAGAACAAAACCGCATATTCGCCAGCAAGAATTAGGAATGACAGATGAACCAATTAACTTTAGATTTTTCCGTACCAGAATCCACAAAACCAACTATGAAGCGCCATGATTTTGATAGGTACGACAGCCCTCACTGGTTCATCACTCATTTACCCAATTACATCAAGCTAGAGGGCATAGTTGGCGAACCATGCAAAGGCAGTGGGAATATATCTAAATTGCTTGGATTTATTAAGCACGTAAATCATGTATGGACTAACGATATAGATCCTAGTGTTGTTTCTGATTATCATCTTGATGCGGCTGATCCAAAATCATGGGAACAACTACCATATACGGATTGGATTGTCACTAATCCGCCATTCAATGCAGCATTACCAATTCTCAAAAACAGCCTAAATCATGCGCGGTTGGGCGTGGTTTTCTTCCTGAGATTATCCTTTGTCGAACCAACAGAAGAACGCGGACAATGGCTATTTGAGAACCCCCGTAACTTGGATTTAATTTACCCAAGATTTAAGTTTAGAAAGGATAAGAACAACGAACGGTGGCAGACGGATTCAGTGCCAATAATTGCTATGATTTGGCATAAAGATACGAGCGAAACAAGAGGATCTATCACTATCCCTCAATCGCATATCTTGGGGTTTCATAATAACCCTGAGAACGCGCCAAGTTTTGATAGGCAAGTGGAGATTTTGCAACAAGTTCAAGCAAATAATTAGGAGAAAAATAATCATGGATACATTACTAATTTCATTGCACCCGCGTCACAGTCAAAATATTGTATTAGGCAAGAAAACAATTGAGTTGAGGAAAACAAAACCAAGAATGAGAAAATCAGAAAGTCGTTTAGTCCAGAAGAAATCATTAGCATTTCGGAATATTCTCATTTACGAAACTACTCCTACTTCGGAAATTAAATTATATTGTCAGGCATGGGATTGTGGCGCATTATTAGCATCCGAATGGACTAAACACTCAACTGATTTATGCCTTTCTGCTGAAGAAATTGAGAATTATTTAGGATCTCGCATGGGTTACGGAATTAGAATTAGAAACCCTCGACAAATTACGCCTATCCCACTATCAAAAATGCGTGAGTTGGGTATAGCTCCACCACAAGGTTTCTGTTATTTAAATAATGAAATGATTGAAAGATTAGGGATTAAATTTAATGATTGATGACTTAATCCCCTGGAATCCCGCCCATTTCGGACATACAGACTTTCAAAAAGAAGCCGATGGTAACAGGGGCTTTTTATTGGCAAATATAAAAATAAAATGCCAATTATCAGTAATCTTCTATCACTCAACCCCGACTCACCCATAGAACTGTTTGAAGTCAGCGGTTATAACCTAGCTACACCATCAGAAACTCTTTACATCTGCAACTATACCGGGGTGTCCTTTGAGGGTCAAGAATATGCCGCTATTGGTTTTGAGTCTGAAGGCTTTGATTTAGTTGGACAAGGTCCAATTCCCACGCCGCAACTCATAGTTTCAAATATTGGGCGTGTCGTCTCTACTTGGCTGGCTGAGTGCAAAACTAACCCGAACTACCGACTAGAAGGAACAACAGTAAAACGGCGAATTACCCAACGGCAATTCTTAGATGGTGGTGAGAATGAAAATGCGGCGATCAAAGAACTTCCCCAGCAAATATTTGTAATTGAACAGATGGTCAGCGAAACCTATATTGCTGTTCAGTTCCGACTCGGATCGTCATTCGATGTCGAGGGTGTGACTTTGCCAGCCCGTCCGTTACTGCGGTCATGCTCATGGCGATATCGTTCCGCTGAGTGTGGATACTTGGGCGGTGGCTACACCCTCAACAATGCTCCTACCTCCAACGCTGCGTTAGACCAGTGTGCCAAAACATTGACAGCCTGTAAGGTGCGGTTTGGGGCTGCGGTGGATCTGCCGTTTGGTGGTGCGCCGGGGTTAAATACTTATAGCTAATACTTATGTTGATATTGACGGTTTCCAGCCTGTGTGTTTTTGCGGACACAGAACAAGATCAAACATAATTATTCAAAATTTCTAATTCACTTAACCGGAAGGTGGCCACAAGATTATCAGTTTCACTAAACGGCGATATTGACTCCCTACGACGGGGGAAATATTGCCGCATTTTGTCTATGGCACTATTGAATTTAGAATATTCTGCGAGGGTTCTATCTCCTATTGTTTTAACAGAAACCACCCACTCATACCGCTGTTCTTGCTGACTATTCAGCATTAGCGACGACGACGAAACATTTTTAAATCTACCAATACTTACTTCCAGTCCACCTGTAACCGCGCCTTTTGGGGCTGATGGTGGTTCTACCCAAACAGCAGGTTGTCCGTTACCAAAAGTACCAAGTTCCTGCGCTAGTAGAGCCGCAATTGCGGCTCTAAGCTCTGGTACAGTGTGGATGTTTTTAATCATGATAATTTCATGGATTGCGACGCTTTCAATGTTCCACTACTAACAGGAACTTCATCTAAAAACCGTTGATTCAAATAATGTGCGGTTTGGATAAATGCCATATCTAAAGTAGTTTGGTAGTTACTTTTAAAAACTGCGGGTAAATTACTACCAGCTAACGCCCGATCAGTCCATCGGTTTCCTTGTCTCTCATGCAAGTCATAGGCGTAGGGTGCTGACCATTGCCAATCGGCAATGGTTACGGTTAATCGTGGTGGTGTCCAGCTTCTCCAGATTGGCATTTTATTTTTATTTTTCCCATATCCCTCGACAATAAGCATATAACCCTCTATTTTGAGGGTTTTTAGTCATCAAAAAAAACTTTCAAAAATATTTCCAAAACCCCTTGACAAATATTTGTTATCCTGTTACTATATAAGAGTGAGAGAAAAAACAACAGGAGAAAGAACAATGCTTGAATTAACAAATCAGAATCAGAGAATTATAGCTGGTTGCCTTGGAAATGGGGTCACTTTTGGGGATGTGCTTAATGATCAAACTGTGGCTCATGTTTCCTTTGAGGGGCAAATAACATGGCATTCTGATTACAAAAAAAAGATCGCAGAAGCTACTAAAAAACACATTCAAGAAACATCACTAGAATATCAAAAACAAGCCATGATCCCTCTTGATGCCATTATCAGCCCTAGAGATCACAAGTTTATGGCCACTTACCTATATAAAAATTCTCAAGGTCAATACAAACATTTAGCAGATATCTACTACCCCAAAGGCAAGGACAAAGGGGGAGTTTATCTCAAAGTGTGGGAAGGCATTGTGCCACCTGAAATACTGGAAGAAATGAACCAGCTTTATAAATCCAATGGAGGATAAAACCCAGCCCCCAAAAGGGGCATTTTATATCACGATAAAACCCTCAACTTTGAGGGTTTTTTATTGTTTAAAATTCGTGGCAGTCTGAGAAATTTTACTAACTTAATTCACGGTAAACTGTCACTTTTTAACTTTAAAAAAATTTTCCAAAACCCCTTGACAAATATTTGTTATCCTGTTACTATATAAGAGTGAGAGTTCAATAAAAGGTAAAAACAATGATTGATGTCTACTACAGTTGTCTTCTGGATGAAGAAAACTGCCCAGAAATCACTACAGCATCAAGAAAAAGGGCTTTAGAATTAGCTCAACAAAAAACTAGTAACCCTGTATCAGTAGCAGAATTTGAAAAGGGGGAATATCTGTTATTTTATGAGAAAATTTCAGTTGATGAGACATTGCCTGAGAACAGGGGATATACTATAGAAGCCATTATCAATGACTTAACTCCTCAATGTAGTGATGCAGAATATTCCTCTCATAGAAAAGTTAAAGTTACCTCCCAAGAGTGCTAAGACTGAAATATTTGTCCTATTCTTAGTAACCCAGTGCATAAAACACTGGGTTTTTTCATGTTGCCTAAGTCATCAAAAAATATTTTAAAAATTTTTCCAAAACCCCTTGACAAATATTTGTTATCCTGTTACTATATAAGAGTGAGAGAAAAAACAACAGGAGACAAAATAATGTTTGTTACATTTGAAACCATAGAATCTAAACAAATCACAATTGACATCACTGGAGTAAGTGGCTGGGATAATGAGCAATTAACAAGATATGCCTGTGAACAATTGAATACAGACTACACAGATTATCAAGATAGAAGAAGTAGAAAACTGAAAAAAGGGGCAGTAGTAACTCCAATAAATTGGAGGCCTCTAAAAGTCTCTTGCAGACAAAAAATGCTTACCATAAAAAGACCACCTAGGAAATATTCAGTAGTTTTCTAAACATAAAACCTAAGCATAATACCCTGGATTAGTGATAGTCCAGGGTATTTTTTTAGTCAAAAAAATATTTTAAAAAATTTTTCCAAAACCCCTTGACAATATTTTGTTATCCTGTTACTATATAAGAGTGAGAGAAAAAAACAACAGGAGACAAAAAATGAAATTATCTACATTAGCATTAGACAACATCAAGACTACAGCAAATATACTGGGGATGATCAAAAATGGTGTTTTACAGTTCCCTAGTGGAACTGTAATCAAATTAGCTTTTATGCTATCTGCCAGTATGCTATCTAGCAGATGCAAAATAGAAGAAGACCTATTGCCAGAAATATATAGGTGTGTAGAGACTTATAGTTATAAGGTGGTATCCCCACCTGAATCTACTGTCAAAGATGATGAGATCATCATTTCTATATCTATAGAAATACCCTAATTAGTAACCCAGTGTCCTTATGCACTGGGTTTTTTCATGTTGCCTAAGTCATCAAAAAATATTTTAAAAATTTTTCCAAAACCCCTTGACAAATATTTGTTATCCTGATACTATATAAGAGTGAGAGAAAAAACAGGAAACAAAAAATGAGAGTAGCAGAAATTAACACCACAGAACTAAATTTAGACCCCAAAAGATTTCAATACAAACTAGTCCACAATTCAACAGGTGCTACTGGTTCATTATCAGGAATTGACTCCTGGAATATCTATTTGTCAGGAATTGTATTGGTGTGGGAAGATTTTGGAGACATTTATGTGGTCAATGGTCACAACAGAGTAACCCTGGCCAAAAAGCTGGGGGTTCAAAAAGTTCTCTGTAGGTTCATTGATGCCTCTACTCATGTAGAAGCTAGGCTAGTAGGTGCATTGGCCAACATTGCAGAGGGTATGGGAACTGCCATTGATGCAGCCAAGTTTTTTAGAGACTCATCATATACCGTAAAAGACGTAAAAAACTTTGGCATTAATCCCAGGTTAAAAATAGTGCAAGATGGGTTAAGCCTGTCCAATCTGGTTAGTTTCCTGTTTGATAAGGTTATTACTGGCACTATTCCCATTGATAAGGGTGTGATTTTGGGTAGTGTAGGGACCAGAGAACAGTTGGAAGTCTGGGAATTGATTAAGGATAAGCAGGTTAGCACCCCTGCATTGGATGAAATTATCGCAAATATCCTTAACCCTGCAACTGGGCAAATGTCCCTGCTTAACCTCTACATAGACAGTGATGATGAGCTAATAAGACTAGAGTTAATTGCCCTGGTAAGGGTCAAGCTACAAAGATCCAAAAAACTATTACACTTAGTCTCAGATAACTCTCAATTCCTAGAGTCAATAGGAAACAACTTAAATCACACTGGCAACACATCAACTGGTGAGTTAACTCACTATGTGCTACAAATTTTTGACCAGTTAAAAAATCAGAGTGGACCAGTAAGTGACATTCTCAGTAAAGGTGTCAATGCTATAAAATCAGGTCAATCAATGCCTGATGTGATAACTGTTTGTGTTAATGAACTAATCACAGTTATTCCTAGAATGATCAACCAAAAAGTTGCTTAACCAAAGGTTTAACCAGTTGACTACTTGTTACAAGTGGTCAACTTTTTTGTATGAGATAAAATGAATAAACATAAACAGTTATCAATTTTTGACTTGTTTCCACAAGATGAGCAGGTGAGAGGCAAGGCAACTGAAACTCACCCCACACCACCACCTAGAAACTCAGTAATTGGCAAAATGAGGGCTATATCAATCCATGCTCCTCATGCTTATGCAATTTGCCTAGCAATAAAGCCCTATGAGTATAGAAACTCTCCCACAAAAATTAGAGGCTGGGTTTTGATTCATAGCAGTTCATCTAAAGCCAGTGATTCATTCTTTAGGGAGTATGAACTAGAAGACATCAAGCACCTGGTTTCTAGGCAAGCCTTAATTGGGGCTGGTTTTATATCAGACTGCCAGAGGATGGAAGAAGGGGGCTTTGCCTATTTATTCAGTGAGGTATTGTTATTTGACAGCCCTGTTGAAGGGGTGAAGGGTTGCCAAAGCATATTTTGGGGGGACTGTAATGACCCTGCTAAAATAAA